CCACAAATGCTACACAAGAGCTACCAGCTATAAACCAGATACTCACATCATGTGGTCAGGCTCCTGTAACTACACTAGACCAAACCAACCCGGAAGTTGCGATTGCTTATGATACACTGTTACAGGTGTCCCGAGAGGTACAATCAGAGGGCTGGACTTTTAATAAAGAGTATCATTATGAGTTTACAAAAGATACAAATAACGAAATACTCATACCTAATAATATAATACAAATAAAGTTAACAGAGAACGCCCAGAACAAACCTTATCATGCTGTGCGTAGAAGTGGTAAATTATATGATAGACAGAATCATACATTTGAATGGACTTATAGTCCTATCGAATGTGATGTAGTTTGGGAGTTTGACTTTATAGATCTTCCAGAACCAATACAGAATTATATTAAAGCCAGAGCAGCTACCCTTGTGTCTGGTAGAATAGTAGGAGACGACGATCAGTATACAAGACTTAAATCTCAAGAATTAGAAGCAAGAGCTTTAGCAACTGAATATGAAACTAGCCAAGGGCAGTTTACTATGTTTGGTCATCCACAAGACTCTCAAAATTACTATCAAAGTTATCAACCATTTCACGCTTTACAACGATAATGCCAGCAGTTACTCAGCGAGTTGACAGTTATCTTGGTGGAGTATCTAGACAATCTGATGATAAGAAACTTCCCGGTCAAGTCGAGGAGTGTATCAACGGCTATCCTGATCCAACCTTTGGTCTTACAAAGAGACCGGGGTTTCAGTGGATCGGTAATCTAGGTACAGGCACCACATACGACAACTCTAAGTGGTTCTTTATATCTAGAACCGATTCAGAAAAATACATAGGATGCATCACTCCAGTACCCTCTGGACAGTCTCAGGGAGCCATAGCTATATGGAACGCTGTAACCTTTGCCGCATGCACTGTTACGTACGGTACAGGAGCACAGGCGTACCTTACAGGAACACGTACAGATTATGATGTACTTACTATACAAGATAAATCTATAATTACAAATAAAACTAAAGTAGTAGCTAAAATAGCTGACCCTACATTTAATGCAAATAGACAAGGTACATATAAAATATCAGGTACATCAATTGAAACTACATATAGTGGTTCTGTAGCTGGTTCTAACTGGACAGTTACTACAGATAGTGATGACACATACTCTGACGCATTAACTAAAATAAAAACAGCTATTGATGCTTTAAGTATATCAGGTTTAACTACTACTAAATTAAAAGATAGTATACGTTTGACTCGTAATGCCTCATTTACACTTACAGGTACAGGTGGACCCTTTGCTAATCAATTAACTGTATTTCAAGATCAGGTTGCTACACTAGATGAGCTACCAAGTGAGTCAGTACATAATCATGTAGTTAAGATTATTAACAGTGGTGCATTAACTAAAGCATATTATCTTAAATATGTAGCTAATGATGGAACATCTGGACCGGGTTATTGGACAGAAACAATAGCTCCTGATACATCTACAGGATTAGATAATTCCACGATGCCACATGAGTTAGTAAATACAAGTGTTAATAACTTTACATTTCAACGTATAACATATGCAGCTCGAGATGTAGGTGATGATGAAACTAATTCACACCCATCATTTGTAACTAATAAAATAACTCAGTCATTCTTTCATAACAATAGACTAGGTTTCTTATCTGGTGACACAGTATCAATGAGTCAATCAGCTAAGTTTTTTAACTTTTATCACACATCAGCACAGATTGTTACAGACTCAGATCCTATAGATTTAAGTGCTAGTACAGTTAAACCAGTTGCACTTCATAGTGTGATACCATCTAATCAAGGTTTAGTATTATTTAGTGCTAACCAACAGTTTCTTATGGGATCTAATGATGGTATATTAACACCAACTAAAACTGTTATACGTACCATTGCTAATTATGAAATGGATACAGTCATAGATCCTGTTGACACTGGTACTACAATTAACTTTATAAGTAAGACCCCTAGTTATACTAGAGTCTTTGCTATGATTACACGTGGAGAAAATGAGAACCCACAGGTAGCTGACATAGGTAAAGTTGTAAATGAATGGATACCGGCTGATATGGATACACTTATATCCAGTGCACAAAACCAATTCATTGCGTTCTCAGGACAAAGTACAAGATACATATATTTATTTAGACAGTATGCTGAAGGAACTGATATAAAATTACAGACATGGTTCAACTGGGAAGCCCCGGGTAATGTACAAACTATAGCAGCTGATTCTGATGAATTTTTCGCTGTAACAAAACAGGGTGGGCAATTTACACTCAGTAAAGCTAGTCTTAGTCAAAGTCCAGAAGATGCTATTATTGTTAATAATGATGGACAGAGACTAAATCCATGTATAGATTTATATGCTACAGCTAGCTCAGTAGTTTGGGATGCTACTAATGAATTTTCTAAATGTTTTATTCCTTACAATGATGCTACTAACCTAACACCTGTCTTAATAATTAAAGGCACTACAGCTACAGGTCAATTTATTGAATCTGGATTTACTATATCTCCAGAGCGTGTAGTAGAAAGTGGTAACACATATTTTAAAGTACCAATTAAAAATTTAACAAGTATCGCTAGTGATGTTATTGTAGGATATAAATATGATTTTGATGTTACACTACCTAAAACATATTATAGAGTAGATGATGATATGAAAATCAGTGACTTTACTGCTAATCTAACAGTAGCCCGTATGAAGTTTGCTGTAGGTCTATCAGGAGTTATGGGTTTTAAACTTAAGTCTAAAGGTATACGTCAAGGTAAACGACAGTATACAGGTGATGGTAGTACAACAGTATTTAACTGGGACCCATCAGATATTAGTTATGTTGACAGAGATCAAATAAAAGTTAAAATTAATAATGTTGTTACTACAGCTTTTACAGTTAACAGTGATACACAGTTAACACTCGACTCAGCTCCAGCAAATGGAGATACTATACTTATATATCTTGATGAATGGTACAGTCTAAATCCAGTTATTAAAGCTGATGATTATTTAGCTAACGATATTGCTATATCAAACCAGACTATGTTTACACTACCTATACATCAAAAAACAGATAATTTTACACTACGATTATTCAATGATTCACCATTCCCTGTCTCTCTAAACTCTATGATGTGGGAAGGAATATACTCACCTAGATTTTACAGGAGAAAATAATGGTACTACCATATATAGTAGCAGCCGGTGTTGGATTGTATGGAGCTCATAAAAGTTCGCAGTCAGCGAAACAAGCAGCTCAAACACAAAACGCACAGACAGAATCTCAATATAAATATGATATGCAAGCTTGGGAAATGCAAAAGCAAGCTGCTATCGCTGATAGAGATTTTGCTGTCCAAGAAATACAAATGAAAGCACAGCAAGAAGGACAACTTGCTGCATATAGAGATGCTACAAACCTAAGAACATATAATTATAATTTACAGATCCGTAACATGGAGCAAGATGCCAATGAGCGGATGTATAAAAAGTCTGATGATATTTATTTAGGTCAGACTACAATGAATCGTTTAGAAGAGCAAGCAGCTTTAAACGATGAACAACGAAAACTAAAAGAGATAAGAGCAGAAAAGTTATATGAACAGAATGATGAATACCTTGACTATTTAATAGCAGAAGGAGAAATCAGATCGAGAGGTCAGACTGGTAGATCAGTTGATAAAGCTCGAAGTGCCAAAGTATTAGAATTTGGGACTAAATTAAATTTATTAGATTTAGCATTAAATAACGCTACAGCAGAATCAGAGAGCGTCGTAGACTCTATAAGTCGAGGACGAGTAGTTTCTGATTTAAACGCTTACGCATCAAAAATGTTAGATCCCGGTATACTACCGACACCAGTTAAACCGTTAGCAACACCTCAAGCAACGTATCAATATCCACGGGTATTACAAGATTATGACTTCGGACCTCAACCTATTAAGGGAGCAATGGCTTCTCCTTCAGCAGCAGCTGGAAGAGTCTGGGGTACAACTTTAACAAGTCTTGCAGGGACAGCAGCGAATATAATCCAAAACATTTAAAATGGCAAAAAGGAGTAAAAGTTTCCGGAGGTACGCTTCCGGAGGCAATCCACGATTTAGTACTTTGGACGCTGGCTTAACAGCAATGAGACAGCAGTCCGATACTCAAATCAGACAGTTAGAAAAACTATCTAGTCAACGAGAGAAACAAGATAACATCTTTGTTAGAGCTCTTGAAAGTAAACTCGCACGAGAAGCTGAAAATAGAAAAGAGATATATGAAATAGAGGAAATTGCTCCCCGTAAAATGAGGGCTGATGCTTTGGAAAAAAATAACCAAAGGCGTCAGGATAGATTTCAACAAACAATAAAAGAACAAGAAGATTTAGCAAGTATATGGGGAGAGTTATCTCCTACTATGGCTGAAGCTTCCTTCAAACTTGCATCTTCTGTTGAAGATTATGTTAATATTCAGAACGCAGCTGATGATTATGAAGATCTTATACAGTCTGGTTATTTAGATAAATTATCAAAATTTAATTCAGTAAAAGAAAAAGAAGGTCAGAAAGTATTTAGTCAAGCTACAGATCTTTTTAATAAGAAAGCAGCTCACTATTTAAAAACTGGTGATTTAACTTCAAAAAAAGAAGCTGAAGTAATGTTATATCAGCTTAAGACTAGGAACCCTAAATTAAGGGATAAAATAGTTGCAGATGTAAAAGCTGATATTCAGGGTTTTATTAGTGATACCATTAGTATGCTTGAAGACCCTAACTCTGAGAATCCAGTCAAGGTAGATCATACGAATGTAGCTAAAATTATACAGTTTCGTGGTGCAGAAGTTTGTAGACAATTAGGAATTAATCCTAAGTCTAAATCCGGTTTAGAAATACAGAAAGCTTTTAGAACGGAAGGTTTAAAGTATGAAAAGCAGTATACTCTTGGTTATGAATACAATAGAGATTCAAAAGTAGTTAATGATTCAGTAGACTTAATTAAAGTTTCACATCAGAATAATGATTATGAAGGTGCTAATGATAATTGGAAGATTATGAGTAGCACTTATTCAACTCTACCTGTAGAAAGCAGAACTGGAGAATGGTCTGCACCTATCAATGTTAATCCAAAAGAATCATTTAAAGATTTAGCGATTGAGTTAATGCATAATCCAAGATATGCAAATAATTGGACATTATTCTCGGAAGAAGTATTAGGTAAAAATGCAGCTAACAAATATGGTTACGTAATTGTAAATCCAGAAGGTGATATTACTAAGAAACATAATCGTATTCTTGGTAAACATCCTAATCTTGAAAATGAGTTGCTGATAGAATGGGGTAGAATACATGAAGGTGTTAAGAAAACAGAACAGAAAGCAATAGAGGCTAAACAAACAGTTGATGCTGTAGAATTTATTAATAGAGTTAATAGTGATGAATATTACAGAAAGCCTGAGAACCAAGGTAAACTATGGGAAGATTTTAAATCATATCAAAATAATCCTATAGCTGTTGCAGCACTAGGACGTAGCCTAGCTTTTTCAGATGAGACAATAAATAAAGGTCTGCTTAAAAGTCAGTTATTTAGAGACTTGCGTTCTGGAAATACAAGTTCTATTATAGAATCATGGATTTCTGCACCAGAAGGAGATCAAGATATTAATTGGGCTCATGCTACACTTTTTGATCTAGCTGATGAATTAGAGGTAGAGGTTAATGAACTAGACAATAGATTAGTTAGCATTGGTAAAGGTGCAGTTGATACTATTATTAATGATAATGTACTGACTAAAAATCGACATGGTTCTGCAGATGAACAGCTACATAAAGATATGGCTGCATTTATGCTTAATTACTATGTAAATAATAGAAATAAATTTGATAGTACTAAAGCTGCTTGGGAAGCGTCAAAAGCTCAACTTAATTTTATGTTAGGAATTGATGCTAATGGTATACCTATAGACCCACATCCAGATACAAGAATTAGAGGTTATGGTGAATTTAAACATAGAGTTGGTAGTACTGGAGATTCTCGAGTAATATTTTTAAGCAGAACAGGAACAGTTTATGGTAATACATCATCAGGAGAAATAAAAGAAGTAATTGATGGTGACAACAAAGAGGTAAAAAGTAAAAAACAAAAACTTGATTATCTTATTAATGCCGTTGCTATTGAAGCTCAAAATCATTTTTCTGATAAATTACTTTATGAAGCTGCCACTACAACCGGACATACTGCTAACCATCCTATACTACACCAGATTTACCCAGCTTTAAAGAAGCTTGGGATGGAGCCAAAAGACTTCTTACAAGAAGTAATTCAGACGAGATTTCCAAATACTAAAGAGCAGAAAGATCTTTTTGTAAGGACAGTTGGTAGTGATTGGTGTGATGAGCATTTTAAGCCTGCTACAAATATAAAGAATCCGAATGACAAACTTATGGCAGTATGTATGGATAGAGTTTCTAAACAAACAGGTGAAAAACTACACTCTTTAGCTCTCTATGCAAGTATAAATCCAAAAGTAAAAGAGTGGTTACTAGATAAAAGAAATGAACTTTTAGAAACACAAGTGGAGGAATCAGATGGAAGATGATAATTTTAAGTCTTTAGAAGGTACACTTTATCCAGAAGAGGTAAAAGAAGAAGAACAAGAAGTAACTCCCACAACTACTGTCGATACTACTCCTGTATTTCCCGCACCTTTCAAAGCAACTTATGGTAATAGCTCAGTAGATTTATCTATCAAAGAGAATAACGATAAGATGCTAGAAGAATATGATCTTTATTGGAATGAAAAAGATAAAGATAAACGTCAACAGCTAGGGGATGAGTTTCATCAGAAATATTATGGTATGTCCTTAGAAGAAGCTAGATTAGCTAAGAGGCAAAACATGGGTAGTATGTATGGATCATCTAACCCTTTAAAAGTTTTAAACGATACATTTCAAGGTTTGTCTGCACCCGGCTTAGGTCTTGCAGATTTCTTTGTTGATGCAGCTGGTACGATGATACCCGGCGTGGATAAGGTAGATGACTGGTGGGATGAACAAACTAAATTAGATAGTAACTGGCATCAAGGATTAAGGCGTGTATCGTCTATTGTATTACCGTCATTACTATACTCTCAAACTGCTGATAAACAACTTGCTAAGTATTTACCAGAAGCTAAACGATGGAGCCTACCTTGGTTCAGAAATCTTGCAGCAACCATGACTGTACACGGATTAGGTGATGCTACAATCTTAGGTCTTAGTGATGTTGGAGAAGACGATACACTTACTACAACTGTAAGTGAAATGTTCCCTGAAACATTTGGACCTAAAGGTAGAATACCGCTACCCGAAGCATTTAGAACTACAGACAGTGATAGCCCCGGTGTTAGAAAGAGAAAGAATATGCTTGAGTCTGCACCATTTAGTGTGTTTGGAAGTATCTTAGGTATCTTCTTAAATAATAATACTAAAGGTGGTGCTAAGAAAGTCATGCAGTGGATGGAGCCTTTAGACGGTGATGCTGTAAGATATAAGAAACTTAGTCAACAGATAGGAGCAAATGCTGAACAGCTAATACGTTTACAAGAAATAGATCAACTCTTATCTATGGGTGGTGAAAATCTTAGTAAACAGATGCAAGATATTCTAATTAACGAAAAGTTACAACTTGAAGAATTGATAGGTGGTGCTAAGAATATCGACGATGGCATGAAACAACTTGGTCTAATTGAAGACATTGAAGGTGATGCTGCTATTGATCGTAAGCTTACAAGTCCTGAACAATTAGAATTAGATTTAAATGCAGCTGGATTAGATCCTGATATAAATAAAGATCTATTATCTGATGCAGCTACTGCAAAACAAACTACTCCTCCGGGAAATGTAGCACGTAATATGGCTGATACTACAGCTATAAAGAATGGTACTTCATCTGGTGATCCAGCACCTATTATCACAGATGCTATGAGAAAGAAAGGTCTCATGGTAGGTGACACTAACCGTGACGTCGTTATGGGTGTAGGAGAAGCTGCTAGAGAAGCTGGTAGATTTAATGCTCTTGTTGATGGATTTAGAATTAGTACTAAAGAAATGAACGCAGCAGCATGGGGTATATATCAAGATATCATAGATCCTGAGAAAACTGTTAAAGACATTAGGAAACTATTTCTCGAAAATAGAGATGTTAGGAATCTAATGATGGGTAAATATAAGGTTGAAGTTATTAACGAAGACCAAGCAAGGGCAGCAGCGTTTGCTATGAGATATTTAACTGATAAATTCTTAGGTAGAGATGTTACCAAAGCTTCTGCTAGAGTTATGGATACTCTGGGTAGAGAGGCTGCTACTATCTCTCAAGCTATTACTGAAATGGCTCCAGCTATTGATGAGAACCGTGCTATGGATATCATCATTGACAAGTTATTATTCTTAATGGATGAATATGCTCTTAACAAGTATGTATCTGGTTGGTCACTACGTAATAAAAACTGGTTCGATCAATTACCTCCAGAAACATTAGAGGAAGGTATTGAAACATTATTAAAAGAGTTTCAGACAGCAGAAAATGCTATACATGCTAAGAACTTAAAGTTTACTAAAGAACTAAAGAGGTTACAAAGAGAGAATCCACAAGCCTTACGTCCTTTAATTGATGCTTTTGCACATACTAATGGTGACGTAGATAGTTTTGCAAAACTAATGAGATGGGCATCTGAACAAGTTACGCCAACTGGTTTACTTAAGAGCCCCGATCCTAAAAGCATGAACTTGTTTGCAAAAGGTGCTTGGGGAGTTAGATATAATAATATGTTGTCAGGTATATCAGCATTTAGAGCTGGTATAGGTAATGGAGCACAACTTATATTCAGACCTTTAACTGCTATTTTAGGTCATGGTATTACTGGTAATATAGAAGGTGTTAGACGTACTCTATATTATAATGGTGCTATGTGGGAAACTAATAGACGTGCATTAACTGATGCGTTTGAAATGATGAAGAAGACGCATAAAGATCCTACTGCTATGCTACAAGCTTTTCGTAAAGATTATGTGTTTAAGACAGATAAAGCTTGGGACATTCTAGATGATGTTGCAAAGATATGGGAACAACAAGGCAATTGGGGTAGGGCTTATCAGTATAAAGTTGCTTCTACTTTAAAACAACTAGCCGGCATGAGAGGATTACGTTATGGTATGACTGCTATGGTCTTTCCTGACGTATTTACTAACACACATCTAGCTCATTACTTATCTCGTGTTAAAGCTTATGATGAAGTCTTTAATGAATTTGGTAGTATCTTTGGTGATACAGCACAGCAAAAACTAAAAATAGCAGAAAAGAAACATTATGAGTCTTTCTTTGATTCTAGTGGGTTAGTAAGAGATAAAACATTAAAAACACTAAGTGGAGAAATACAACTTAACTTAGATGACGGATTATCTAATTGGCTGAATGAAGCTACTACAGCATACCCTGTTCTTAAAGAAGTAATGGCATTTCCACGTACAGCTTCTAACTCAATGAAAGCTGCTTCATCTTGGACACCTGTTACTTTGATTCCCGGACTTAATAAGTATAGTAAAACTATATATGCTAGATCAGCAGATGATATAGCCGACGCTCTATTAGAGCATGGTATTATCATGTCTAAAGAACCGTTTGCTGATGTTATATTTGAGAACCTAAAAGCTGAATATATTGGTAGATTAGCTTTTGGAGGACTACTAAGTGCTTCATTATTTAACTATGCTCTAGCTGGTAATATACGTGGTAATGGACATTATAACGCATCTCGTAGAAACAAAGAGAGAGATGAAATGGGCTATGAACCTAAGACTATTAAGATTGGAAACAAGTGGGTTAGCTTTAAAGGTATTGTAGGTATAGATCATATCTTAACTCTTGTAGGAGATATGTCATATTATTTACGTGATGCTGATGAGCATGTAATCGAGAACTTCATGGCTAAACTTACATGGACTCTAGGTGCTACATTCTTAAATGAATCTCCTTTATCTGGTGTAGAACCTCTATTCGATGCTATAAATGGTAACATGCGGGCATTCAGAAGACTTGTAGCTCAAAGTGCTAGATCTTGGATTCCTCAAAGTGGAAGTTTAGGAGTAGTTTCAAATGCTATTGATTCTGCTCAGAAAAACTTGGGTGATGAATGGACTGATTATGTTAAGAACAGTCTACCCGGATTTAAGAATACTCTACCAAATCAGGTAGATTTCTGGACAGGTAAACCTTTAAACGATATCAATAACCCTGTACTTAAAGTACTAAATGCAATTAGCCCTATTAAGGTTAGTGAAGGTGAAGAGCCTTGGAGACAGTGGTTAATGGATATAGGTTATAATGGTCAGTCAATGTTGAAGATGGACTCTACAGGGTCATATGAGTGGCCTCCAGAGGCAGTAGAAGAGATAAACACAATTATTGGTGGGATGGAGTTATATAAAGAAGTAGAACGGATTATGAAAGTTAAGCGTTATAAAGAAGAAATTTCAGCTTTGAAAGATCATAGAAAAAATAATGCTGAACTTGATAAAGATAGAATTAGACTTAAAACTGAACTCTTGCCTGTACATCAGGAACTTAATCTTCTGATTCGCAATGCACAAAAGCTAGCCGAACAGATATATTTAGAAGATAAACCTGATATCCGACAAGCTATTATCAACGCTCAAGAAGCTAAAGCATCACTTAAAACTGGTGACGTAGAAGGAGCAGCTGATATACAAAAGAGAGATCTAAAAACACGCAAATTAATTAAATACGGTAACTAAGGCTTATGGCTGTTACACAAAACTCTTACATAGGTAATGGCTCCACCACCAATTACTCTTTTACATTTCCATATCTTAAGGCATCAGACGTTAAGGCGTCTATAGATGCAGTCGATACAACGGCTTTTACATTAGCCAATGCAACGACAGTACAATTTAATACTGCTCCAGCTAATGGAGCCAAAATCAAAATATTTAGAGAGACAGGTATTGACAGCCTATCAGCTACATTTTATGCTGGTTCAGCTATAAAGTCAGAAGATCTTAACGACAACTTTACACAGAACTTATACGTTACACAGGAAGTTAATGGTCGTTATCTTAGCTCTCTAGGTGGTACTATGGTTGGCGATCTCAATATGGGAGAAGACGCCAGCATAACTTTTGAAGGTGCAACAGATGATGCACACGAAACTACTCTGACTGTAGCTGATCCGACAGCTGACAGAACAATTACTTTACCTAACGTAACTGGTACAGTAATAACAACAGGAGATACAGGTACTGTTGCTACAGGTATGATAGCAGCAGATGCTGTAAACGGAACAAAGATTGCGGATGACTCTATTAATTCAGAGCACTATGTTGACGGTTCTATTGATACTGCTCATATAGCTGACTCTCAGATTACAACTGCTAAGATTGCTGATTCTAACGTAACTACAGCTAAAATAGCTGATGCAAATGTTACAGCAGCTAAAATAGCAGCTGACGCAATAAACGGTACAAAGATAGCTGATGATTCAATTAACAGCGAGCATTATGTTGATGCAAGTATTGATACTGCTCACATTGCAGACGCTCAAATAACTACAGCTAAGATTGCAGATGATGCAGTAACTGATGCTAAATTAGCTAACTCTATTAACACAGCTATATCAGCTAACACAGCTAAGACATCAAATGCTACACACACTGGAGAAGTTACTGGTTCTGTAGCATTAACAATTTCTAATGATGCTGTAACAACAGTTAAGATAGCAGATAATAATGTAACTACAGCTAAGATAGCAGCTGACGCTATAACAGGTGCTAAAATAGCTGACAATGCGATAGACTCTGAACACTATGTAGATGGTTCTATCGACACTGCACACATAGCTAGTTCTCAGATTACAGATGCAAAACTTGCTTCTAACTCTGTTACAACATCTAAGGTTACAGATGCTAACATAACAACTGTTAAGATAGCTGATAGTAATATAACACTTGCAAAACTAGCTAGTGATTTAAAACAGACAACTATATCTAATAGTGATACTCAGATTCCAACATCTGGAGCTGTTGTAGATTATGTTGCAGCACAAATAGCACCTGTTGGTGGACTAGAGGTTATAGCAGATGAAGATAATTTTCCAACATCTCAACCAGCTTCTGGTGTTGTAATTAGTATTTCAGATGCAGCTGG